CTAGTTTTGAATTGTGGAGTGTTTGCTCCAACTCTACCTACAGATCCTTTAACGTACTCAGAACCGTAAACTAAAACTACACATTCACCTGTTAAATCAGTCACACCACTAACAGCACCATCATACCTTTCACAGTTAATGATTGCATCAGCAGTACCAGCTACAGCATATAGAGACTGAACAAAACACTGTATAGTAGTGTTAGAGTCAGAAACCAAAAGCATATCACCCGGACGAATACCGTGGCTAAGACCAGATCCAGCGACAGCATTTCCATCAGCATCAGTTGCAGATGTCATAGTAAGTTTCAACTCACCAGCGTTATTAGCTACCGCTACGTTTTTGTACGATAAATGTAATCTACCTTGTTCAGACCAAATTACTTGATCAGAAGTCATAGACTCTTCAGCTCCTACTTTAGAAAGAAATCCTGAGATTGTTCTGTTACCGAACACTTCAGCTTCTTTTTCCATAAGATCTGGTAAATATTGTTGCTCCCACCCTGTTGTTCCGTTTGCGAAATCAATGTAGTTAGTGGAAAGCGTTTGTTTCATTGCTGCTGGAGAATATCCAGAAGCAGGAACACTTTGCGAAATTGCCATAATTATATTATGTTTAAATTATAAGGAAATAAAATATTTACTTCCTGCCCTTCTTCATTCGTAGCTTCATACCGTCACCGCTTTCACCTAAAACCTTAAACTTCACCCCTTCGTGTTCATAAACTTTATGAGACTCTCTAGATGTGTTAATGTTCTTTGTGTCGGAAATCGTTCGCTTGATAGCGTCTGATTTTCCTTGTTCGTAAAAATGCTTAGCTACTGCATCGGGATTCATAGCTGTGAATAAAGCCTTGTGATAACCAGCGGCATCTTCCATCAACCCTTCCTTTAGAAACTTTCCAACGAAATTGTTAATGTCTACCTGCTTGTTTTTCACGTCGTCTATATTGGATATGTCATACGACATTTTAGCATCTCCTACACTAAATTCAAAACCTTTGAATTCATTGTTAAAAACCTTATCGGTTTTCTCTAGGAAAGTTGCCTGCTGTTGTTTAACGATACCCATATCACGCTCTTCGTCCTGATTGTACTTATCATAGAATTCTATCTTATCTTGTTGGTCAGTTGTTAACTTTGACCCAGACTTGATATCTTCGTAGTATTTAGACTTTTCTTTGTCTAAGTAATTTCTTCCTTCTGCAACCCGCTCTTTTAAAGCAAGCTTTTTTCTTCTAACGTCTTTCTCGTCGTCCATATCCTCGTCATACGAAAATGTGTCCTCCAAGAGAAAATCTATGTCCTCATTGCTTAGATGCTTCTTAGTTTTCTTGTAGAAGTCTTTTAATACCTCAGAATCATCCATATCTTCAACACTGGTGTTTAAACTAACGTAGTCGTTGATGTCCCCGCCAGTTTCCGACATAAAGTCGACTAACTTTTGAATGTTCTCGGGAAGTGGTTCCCCCGTGGTCTCAGCCTCTTCAATTGCTTCGGCAGCTTCCTCAGCTATATCTTCAGCTTCTTGTGTTTCAGCTTCCTCGTGTACTTCTTCTTGTTCTTGTGTGGTGTCGGCATTTTCAACGCCATCAACCACTCCGCTGTCGTCAGCGTTATCTTCTGTAGTTTCATTTTCCTGTGGTGTTGGTGGTTTTGCTAGGTCAATCTTAATAACACTCTCATCTCCAGCGCTATCAAACTGGCTTTCGTCAATCTGTTCGATTGGCTTTGTAGTCTCTTCGACCCCTTCTTCATTTGCTTCCATATAATATAATAATAGTTAATAATTAGTTGCTCGTCAAGCCACTCACTCCCATACCTGAACCTAGAGTATCATTACCTGCAGACTCGAAGTTTTTAGGCTCTTTTTCATTTTTTCTTTGGTCGATCAATTGGCTTTGTTGTGACGCTTGTATCTTTGTCCTATCGTCCTTGCGATTATCCTTCTGGTTCTCCTTTGTTTTAGCTGACTCGTTGTCTGCGTTTCTTAATTTCATGTTAATATCAAACTCATGGTCCATTAACTGGATTTTCATAGCAGCCTCTTCTTTCATGAATTGAATTTTCATTCCATTCTTCTTTTCTTCCATCTTCATCTCAGCCTCTAGCTTCGCTTGAACCTTTTGCATTTCTGCTTGAGCTCCTGCGGCGGCGGCGTCTTGTTGGGATTTCCCTTGAGCCTCAATAGTTTGTTGTGATATAGCTTGGTCTCTCTCGACCTTCTTCTTTTTCTTGTACTTTAGGAGTTGGTTCGCCATCTTAAGGTTTTTAACATCCCTTATATCTATAGCGTCATCTAAGTCTAATATTTTCTGTTGTAACCCCATTTGAATGTTTTGCTCTAATACAGCTTTCTCTTCTTCGTCTGGAGCTAAGTCAATAAATATACCAAAATCATATAGGTGTAATTCTGACATCTCCTCTAGCGTTGCCACGTTGTGAGCCCCGATAGATTGTATAAATGCTTCTTTCGTTGGGGAGTACTCTATAATGTCTGATATTCTTAGTGATAATTGTTCCGCCATCTCAACTGTTAAGAACAATGACGCATCGAGAATATGCCTAGTTGCTACGTTTGAATTCGCCGCAGCCATTTTTTGCACTCCAACTAATGATCTCGAATCCGGAGTAGAAGCATCTCTCGCCTCATTTAACCCAGTAACATCTCTTATCATTTGTAAGTAGTAATTGTAATTACCAATTAAAGCTTGTAACTTGTTTCCAGCGCCAGCTCCATTAGATATTTCTTGAATCGGGATTTTACCAGCATTTTGATCTCCCTCAGAAGTATAGCTTCTACCAACAACAGATCCTGTTTGAAAAAACATATTCAAAGCCTCTTGAGCGTTATAAGTTGTTCCATTTCCTAAGTCAACTTCTGCTAATCCATCTATATCTAAATACACACCATCAGGAACCATTCTAGATAGTACCTGTTGAATCTTTAAGTGAGTTAGTTGTATCATATCAGCGAAGCTCATTATCCTGCTTACAACTGATTCTATCTTACCTCTATACATTTTCGGAGCACACAATGAGTAGTTCATTTTAACTTTGTTAAAATTACTTTTAGTCCTCATCATGTTGTCAGCTTTCTTCCACTTAAGCATTATGTCCGTACCAACTACTAAAGCCCCTTCGAATAATACTTCAACTGACTTTTGCAATCTATTGTAATCTCCTTGCTTATCTTCTGGAGGATTGAAAGAATCATCTTTCTTTATAGATTTATCCGCCCCTGAGTTTGTTTTTTTAACCTTGTAGACACTGTTCATATATGTCTTATAATTAAAGTAGAGCACTGCTACTTTGTTTTTGTCAGAATCCATCGAAGCGGTGTTCATTGTATTGTGCTTCTTAGTTATGTCTTCTATCTCACTTTGAGTTAAATGAGAGAATTCCTTTACCAATTCGTTAATCGGTATGTATTTGACCTCGCCGATGTAGTATATGTCATCGAAGTAAGGTGAATCTGTGTGTGAGTAGACTAAGTTGGCTGGATCTACATATTCAACTTTAGCTCCTTCTGACCAATCAAAAGTTGTTTTACATGCTCCAATACCTAATACCGTTAAGTCCTCAATCACTCTCCTCCTAGTTAAATCATACTTACTACCCTTTAGCAATACGTTTATAGCTTCTTCATTTGCAACCTCAACGTTCTGCTTATAGGTTAGCGACATGTGTAGCTCAAGCTCCGCTTTGTTATCCGGTAGTTCTTTTGGGTCACTCTTAGACAATTCCATATTTAATTGTGACTTAGCAGCTTCGTTATACTTCTTGGCTTGCATGTCATCAAGCATATCCTCCATATACTCTGTTCTCTTAGCCATCCCGTATTGGTCCTGCGATTGAGCTTTAATCTCAAAACCTCTACCTGCCATACCGTTTACTACGATATCAACGAATTTAGGTATAATTGGTACTGGTGTCCAATCTAAATTAAGATAGGACAGATCACCGTTAATCGACAACTCGTCCTTATACTTCTGAATCGATTGCTCTCCCCTAGCATATAACCTTAAGTTGTGAAACTTAGATTGTGCCCCTGAGTATCTACTTGACTGCGGACCATCAAACCACTCCAGCTCGATAGCCTGTGCAATTTTCAAACCGTACTTGTCAGTCATCTTTTCGCTATCGCTAACTACTTGAGAAGGAAAGTTACTATGTATGGAATTCGCCATATTATTGTTTAATTATTTTTGAATTTGTTCCTTTGTTACTGTACCTGGAAATACTTATGTTTATTGGTGCTTTTTTCAACTCTGGGTTTGGAGCATATAAATGTCTGTTACAAGCCATAATCGCTAATCCAGAACTTATTGTTGCATCATACTTGGTTCTCTTGTTTATGTCAAACTTACTCCAATCATTTAGTGTTCTATTAAAATACATATCACCATACACTCCATCATCGATTTCTCCAACTTTATCTTGGATATACATTTCAATCGCTGCTGCGTGAGCTTGTTTAATATCCTCACTTGAATTGGGTATTCCACCTATTTCTTTTTCAGTTACCGATAGTTTGTTCCAAACTTTGTCTGGCCTATTCATACTGTAACCTCTATATCCTCTTCGTCTAAAATAATACAATAGACGTGGTTTATTGTTCTCTGCTAATATAGGCATCCCGTAGAAGATACAAGCCATTAGAATGTCCTCAAAGAATATATCAGCTGTCTGAGGTCTTGCTATGTACTCTAGGAAGAACTGTCCTGATGGAGCATCTTCCATGCTGAATTTCGTTAACCCATGCAAAGCTCCTTTAGATCCAATCCCATCCACTGTCCCTGATATATCGTAACTATCACAACCAAAAGCTCCAACGTGTTCGTTCCCTGGGCATTTTAACCCGTTTTTAACAACCATCTTGTTCTGAAGATGATGCGGTGGAACCCAACTAACTTTAAATCTTCCGTTTGGATTGGGGTAGAACATAACTTCTGAATCCTTAACCCCGTTGACCCATTGAAAACTACCTGTTGTTACTCCTATCGTATTTGCTAACTCTTCGTTATAATCTATCTGTTGGTAGAGCTTAACTAAGTTAAAAATGGAATTTTTACTCTCATCTCTAAATGCGTGTTCTGTTGTTCTTGGGAACTGGCGGTAGAATTCATTCAAAGCATCTTGATCATCTTTTAAACCATCAACTTCATTCTGCCAGTTATCTATTACACCTACATCTATTAACTCTCCATCTGGTGCTCGCACATCCCCACTAGGAGTAGTAAAGACAGGAACTCCGTACTCGTCAATAAATCCTTCATAGTTCCACTCCATTGGTATAAACAGAGAGTATAAACCAGACTTAGTTTGGCCATTTCTATTTCGCTGAGTGACGTCTGATGAGTTGTAAAGTTTTTTGAAGTTGTTTCCACCTTTATCTAATGCGTTTGAGGTTGATCCCATCATACACTTACCAATAATTCTTGATCCTAATCGTAAGCATGTTTTTGTAACCCTCCAGTTATTTAAAATATTATCAGGTCTTTCCCATTTCCCACTCTCATCATGTACTAGTAACGCTAATTTCTCACCATCATAACTATTATCTCCAGTATTTTTCCAGTCAATAGTTGTATCTAGTCCTTGTATATCCTCGAGCTTCTCACTGCTATTAATCTTTTTTCTTGTAAACCTACTTGCTGGAACTCTATACGCTAATTCTGTTTTTGGTCGATCCATACCATCTTGAACCGGTTTAAAGAAGAATGGGTAGTTTATACTAATCGGTACAACCTTGTCCGTAAACATCTTCTTTGCATCTGCTCCTGACTTGGATAGTATACCATATCTACTATCACTTGCTAGAGTAGCTAAATTAACTGTTTCTGCTGATGACATAAAAGAAAATCCAGATCTTCTATTTTTAAGGTAACATATCCCGTAACATCTTTTATCAGCTTTACAAGCTTCCCAGAATATATAGAACAATCTATTTGCTTCTCTAAAATCCGGTGCTCCAACGTCAATCTTACTGTGCTGAAGGTACATATAGTGAGTACCTGTTAGATAGGTGGATTTTCCACCATTCGTAAACCAGAAGCCCTCGTCTCTTCTTTTGAACTCCTCATTTATATAATCGAACCATTGTTCTTTTTGGTCCTCAGGATAATCTCTCCAGTCAAATATCGTTTTTAATCTACTAAGCGCTTTAGGAGTCTCGAACTTAACCCACTTATTCTCTACGTTACTTATTTTCTTCGGTTCTTTAGGCAGAGCAATGACTAAGTCTTGTATCTTTAGTATCTCACCTATCTCACCAGTCTTAGATATAACAATGATATCAT